GTTTATAAAGCTCATATTCATGCAATAAAAAATCTATCTACAATAGAAGAAATAGAAGCTTATGACTTTACAGCAAATTATTTAAAAAATCAGAACTTAAATGTTTAACAATGGAAAAGGACTTAGAAATATTATATTTAAAATCAAATATTCAAACAGCAATAGATGTTTTAGATAAAGATAAAATACACGTATTGTATTTTTCTTATTATTGTAATTTTCATAATTTATGGAAAAATCCTTTGTTATTAACTACAAAGCTTTTAAATAAATTTAATGGAGATGAATCAATTGATCATGTTAATCATATTTCTAGATTCAGATTTGATGAGGAAGATGGCAAATGGGTTGCTAAAGTATTTGAAGCAACTATGGAAAGAGGGATGGAACAAAATGATTTATTTAATAAATTAAAAGCTTTTCAAGGTATTTGTTACATAGAAACTATAGATAAAAAAGTAAATAAAACTAAAGCAAAAGCTTTTGAGAAAAAATATTATGGAGTTCCATATTCTAAAGAATTAGCGGCTAAGTCTGGAATTGATATCGATTCTTTAGATAAGAAAATTAAACAACCTAAAACTGATGGAGGATTTTGTTCATGGCTTGAAGCTCTATTTTTAATAGATCAAGGAATAGATATAAGCCATATTGAAAAAGGAAATCCGTTAGAAATTACACCTGCTAATTTATTTCATGGTAATTTAGGTAATAAACGTATTTTATTTAAGTATTAATGATATGGAAAATTATAAAACTAAATGTCGACAAATTGCAATCGTGTTTTTGCTATTTTGTTTAGTCATTTTAGGATTGAAATATAAAAGTCGATTTAATATTGATGAGTTTAATTCTAATGTGATAACAAAAGCGGCACAAGAATTAACAATATGTAAAGATGATTATTTTATTAATTATATATCTTTCAAAGACTCGTTCTTCAAAAAAGAATTAAGATTTATCGATCAGATAAAAATTATAAAAAATTCCAAAGGTCAATTTGAGCCTGTCAGTGTAAAATTTAGAAATACCAATTGGGGAAAAACATTTTCTGTAAGCAACGATGTTTATAAACTAATTAAAAAAGGTGTTTCAAATCCTATCTATTTTAATAATCTAGAAAAATTAAAAAAATATAAATTAGTTGAAACTTTAATAACTAATTCGTATGAAACTCCTAAAAAAGTAGGTTTTATCGCAATAAAGAATTATATGGACATAGTTTATATATTTGTTATTATAAATGTTAATGAGTCTAACACTGATTGTAATGAAAAAGAATTTAATACGATTCTTATGAATTTACATAATTTTGTGCAGGAATCAAATAGTAAGTTATTTTAATTATAAAAGGAATGGATATTTTTAATTTTATTTTAAATAATGGTCCCTTATGCGTGTTAGCTTTTTTCGGGTTTTTAGCTTTTTATAAAGGCATACCATTTTTAATAAAACATAATGATGAAAGACATATTAAAGCTGAAAAGAAATTGGCTGAAATTGATTCTAGCTTAAAAAGCCATGTTATACAATTAAAAAATGATAAAGAATTTCTTAAAAAAGATGTTGAAGAAATAGAAAAAGATGTTGATATTATTCAAAAGTCAATAAAGAAAATTGAAGAGCATCAACATAAACAAAAAGGTACTATGGATACAATTGAAGCTGTAATTTTAAAAGATTGGAAACCAAAAGACGATGAATGAACAAATGATTGAAATTATTTCTAAAGTTCCTGAGTTTTTAGCTTTAGTTTCTTTATTAATGGTAACCATTGCAATAAAACGTATGGAGAGAATTGAAAAAAGGGATGATGAGAAAATATCAGAACTTAAATCAACCATTAAAAAATTAGATGAAACTGTTTCATCTATAAAAGAAATGGTAATTATTTTAAAAACTAAATTATAATTGTATTATGACTAATAATTTTTTACAAGATTCTAAAGGTAATAAATCCTCAAAAAGATTATGGGGATCAATATGTATTGGTAATGGTATTTTATTAAAGAATGCAGAATGGGCGTGTGGATTATTTTATAAAGAATTAAGTTCTAACCAAGTTATGACTATGGAACAAGCATCTTCATCTTTAATAACCATAGGATGTGTTTTATTAGGTTTAGGTCTTGGTGAAAACATAAATAAAATGTTTAAAAGAAAATGAAAAGTTTAATATTTAAAATATTTTCTGTAGTAGCTGGAATCGGAACTATATTTTTTTTCGGTTCTAATTCAGGCAGAAGAAAAGAACAAAATAAACAATTAAAACAAGAACATGATGAATTACAAAAAGATATTACAATTACCAAGAAAGTTAATAATTTGTCTTTTTCTGATAAGTCTAGCTTCTTGCTCTCTAAGCAGAGAAACAAAAATAATAAGTAATTATTGTTATTTATATTCAACGTTTCCTGATGATCTTGAGCAAGATGTTATTTCATATTGGGTAGATAAAGAAAAAATTATTAATAATAAAAATTCTAATGGAGGAGTTAAAACTTCTGAAGAAAAATTATTTGAAATATTTGTAGATTATGCAGGAACAAATGACAAAATATATTATGAAAAAAAGTGTGATGAAATTAATAACAATTAGTTTTATATTTTTATTATCAACTTGTAATATAGTATTAGCAAATGATGTTAGATGGAATGTAGGTATTTCTTATTTTTATGCTAATATAAATGATCCTGAATACGATTTTGTTGATAAGTATGAAACTCTTAAGAATCCAAAAGATCAATTTAAATCTATTTCTGTAGGATTATCTAAATTTTATGATAATAATTTTAATTGGTCAATAAGTACAAATAGATTATTTAATAGTGAAATAAAAAGAAGTGTAAAAATAAAGTCTGATGGTTTAATATTTCAAAATGAAACTAAAATAACTATTGATTCATTACTATTAGGATATAGAATAAAAAGATTTAATCCATCTTTAATTATAGCTAATGTAGAAGCTAGTAAATTTTTATATTATAATAATTCATTAGTTGGATATGAAAATAAAAGAGCAATAATTCCTGGTATTAATTTAGGATATTTTGCTACTAAAAATTTTGTTCCTTCTTTTTCTTATATTTTACCAAATAAAGAATTAGATTTAGAAGGTGCTTTTTCTTTAAATATTAATTATATATTTTAATATGCCAAGTTATTCAAATAGATCATTATCTAAGTTAAAAGGTTGCCGTGATGATTTAATTACTTTATTTGAAGAAGTAATTAAAGAATATGATAATTCTATATTAGAAGGTCCTAGGACTACAGAAAGACAACAAGAGTTATTTTCTCAAGGTAAATCTAAATTAGATGGTATTACAAAAATATCTAAACATCAAATAACAGAATGTAGAGATAAATCTATGGCAGTCGATAGTGCCCCATGGCCAATTGATTGGAATGATTTAAATAGATTTTATCATTATGTCGGTTATGTAAAAGGTGTTGCCGATAGATTGTATCATGAAGGTAGAATGGCTTATAAAATAAGATGTGGTGCTGATTGGGATGGTGATAATTCTTTTAAAGATCAATCATTCCATGATTTACCCCATTTTGAATTAATAATTAATAATTAATAACTATAATTTTAAATATTATGTTACCTATAAAACTTGTAGATTCGCAATCTGGAGAATTCAATTTTAGGACTTCAGATCAAATATTAGAATACAAATTGGTCATAGAAGGCTCTCCTTCTTCAAATATAAAAGTTTACTTTAACGATAAACACAAAGATTTTAATGGCTTCTTCCTTAAAGTTTATTGTAATAATTGGGCAAATTCCAGGGTTATTTTAAAATGCAAAGTGAATTTAGAAGATGATATATTTACTGAAACAGGGGATGTTTTCTATGAAAACAAATTATACAGATTTAAATATAATTAAAATTATGTCAATATTAGATAAAAAGTTAGTAAATTCTACTAACGAGAATAGGAAAAAAGCTATATTAGTCGCAGGGCAATCAAACACTTCATGGGCTACACAATTCGGAGTATCACCAGTAAACACTGGTGGGCTCGATTTAAAAATAACTCAACTAGCAAGGCATAACCAAAATGATCTTATCCCTACTATAAGCGGCTTAACAAATATTCATTTTCAAACTGCGGATGGGGCTAGAACAAGCTATGCATATAGTTTAGCAAAAGATATTAGAAATGATATTGGATGCGAAGAACTATTAATAATTCCTTGTGCTATTGGAGGAACAGGATGGTCAGGTGGTCAGTGGTCAGCATCAGGATCTTTATATCAAGATATGATAGCTAGAGTAGAATACACTGTAAAAATATTAAAATATGATATAGTTGGTATATTCTGGTCACAAGGTGAATCAGATACTAATAGTAGTATAAGTTCTGTTTATAAATACTTATTATATAGCTTAGTTTCAACATTAAGAACAGTTATTTATAATTCAGGACAAGGAAATGCACATAATATACCTTTTGTCACTTTTGATATGGTTACTAACTGGGTGGGTTCTGATGTAGATAGATTAAATGTACAAAACGCATTAGAGACTATCGGTAACAATATTAATTTTACCGCTAATGCTGATACTACAAATTTACCTAGCGATCTAGAAAATGATATAATACATTATGATACTAGACAAATAATAGAATTAGGCCATAGATTGTTTGATGCTTGGAAGATAGCTTTAAATAATGATTTGCAAAACATTTATCAAAATACTCCAGGGGAAACTATATTATATAATAGAGATTATGGACAATATTATTCTAATATATGGGAGGCCTTGTATTTTGGAAATTCTGAAACAGATAATAAATTTTCAAGATTATCTGATATTTGGAAATATGAAAATAATGGTAAGTTTAAGTTTAAATTAGAATGGACTATATCTTCTCAATTATATTATATTATTTGGGAACAAAATTATATACCTTATTTTTGTGTTCCGTTGATGTGTGCGGCTAGCCTTATGGAACATTCTAATGGGGCTGTTTTCGGAAGAGATGATGGTATGGGGTTTGTAGGTTTAGTATTTGATGGAGTCGACACCTTTATAAAATTGAATTCGTCAGGTGAGTGGTGGACACCTTTAGGTCAAAAAGCCTATTACGGTGGCGGTATTCCTATTTCTAATATTAATGGTGATAAACTTGCGTCTAATATAAAATTAAAAGCTATTAAAACTTAATAGCTTTTAAAAATTCTTTTATCTTTTTATTGATTCTTAGAAATAATATATTAATCCAAAGTTCATCTTCAATATTTAGACAAAATCTTTTTATGTCAAATCCTGAATTATCAGCTTTTATAAATATTTGGCATAAATATTCTTCTCCTATAGATATAGATCTACCTGAAGCTTCACAAATATATTTTTTCTTAGCTTTAGGATGTCTAGTTTTAATTAGTCTTTCTGTCATTGTTATAATAATTAATTGAAGGGTTAATAATTTTAAAAGCAACTTCGTTACTTCTATTCTCAATTGCATTTTTAACTGAATCTAGTTGCCCTTTTAACTGTTCAATGTCAGTCAAAATTGCTTCTAAATTTTCGTAATTATTAGCAATTAAAAATTCTATATCAGATAAAACGCGATGCATAGATCTAGGTTTTGTCTGTTTAAAGTTTTTACAAATTGTCATTTTCTTTCAATTAAATATTCATACAAAAACGGTAATCCTCATAAGTTGTATTAACAGCTTTACATCTAGCATGAGAACTAGCAGCAGCTTTATATAATACAAAACAAGATAGAGAGATAAATAAACCAGTTAAAATATAGACTAATATATTTTTATATAATGTTTTCATAATTAGTTTCTTTCAAATTGAATAATATATGGATAATTTTCTCTTTTAAAACCATTAATAAAATTAAGTGATTTTCATCAGCTTATATAATAATTATATAACATTGATTTTTAAAAGTAAAATACTTTTTACACATTTTAAAATATTTTTTATCTAAGCTCAAAACTGTCTAATTTTGATACAACTCATGTTTTAAATAATCAATCAAATCCTTTTGTGTCTTAGCTTTGCCTGATAATGCAAAGAATAATACTTTTTCATCTAAACAACCCTTGGCTATTAAATGGATATTTCTTACAATATTTTTTTGCCCTTGTCTATGAAGTCTTTTATTGAACTGTTGATAATACTCTAAATTCCATGTTAATCCATACCAAATTATTACATTTCCACCATATTGTAGATTAAGGCCATGGCCTGCTGATGCTGGATGGGCTAATAATATTTTTATTTTTCCTTTATTCCAATCATCTTCTTGTTTAGCTGTTTCTAATTTAACAGCTTTAGGAAAAGCTTTTTGTAGTTTTTCTAAATCGTGTTTATAGTTATATGCTACTAAAAAATTTTCTCCTGGATTATCTTCAATAATTTCTTTTAGTCTTTCTATCTTTTCATTATGAATTTCATGGACATTTCTTTCTGCGTCGTAAACTGATCCATTACATATTTGAAGCAATTTATTTCCAAGAGCCGCTTTAGAAGGTGATTCAATGTCAATATCATCTAAAGAAATAATAAATTCTTTTTCTAACTCTTTATATTGTTGTTTTGCTTTATCAGGAAGTTCTATAAATTCATTTACATTTATACATTCAGGAAGCTCTAAATAATCTTCTGCGGTCATAGTTACACAAACATCTTTAATTAATTCCATTATTTGTTCTTTTGCTCCTGGTTTTAATTTATAATTATATCCCATGTAACCGTCAGGAACAAAGAATCTTTGCCTATAATTTGTTATTGTTCTTCCTAAACGTTCACCTTGGTCAATTAAATACATTTGGCTCCATAAATCCATCATTCCATTAGGGCTAGGCGTTCCTGATAATAAAACAATAGATCTAATATATTTCATTACTTTTTTCAAAGCTCTAAATCTTTTTGCTCTTGCTGATTTAAAACTACTACTTTCATCTATTACAACCATATCCCATTTCCACTTACATTTTTCTATAAGCCATGGCACATTTTCTTTATTTATTAAGGTTATAGTTTTATTTGAATTAATAGCAGATAATCTTTCATCTACTGATCCTGTAGCAATTGCGATATCAAGCTCTTGTAAATGTTCCCATTTTTGTGCTTCTTTATGCCATACATTATTTGCAACTTTCAATGGCGCAATAATTAATATTCTTTCTACAGAAAAATTATAATATAGATCATGAATAGCAGTAAGAGTTGTTGTAGTTTTACCGAGACCCATATCTAAAAATAAAGCACATTTCTTTTTATTTAATACTACATTTAAAGCAGAATTTTGGTAATGATGTAAATTTTCTCTTTTAAGCATTATTCTTCCATATTATTAAAAAGTACTATCCCTTCACCTACATTGTCAATTACATAGGTAGGAATATATTGATCTTGTAATTTATTTATAGTTTTTTGTTGTAGTTTAGTCGGTTTTTTACCTTTAGCTTTAAATTCAATAATAATAATTTTACCGTCTTTAAAGAAAATTCTATCAGGAACAGAACGGTTACCTGGACTAACCCACTTATAACATAACCATCCTAAATATTTAGCATGGTTACAAACTTTAGTTTCAATCTCTGATTCTCTCATAAATAATGTCTACATTTAATTTTTTAAGCATATCTATTCCAGATGTGTCAGCATATTCATCAGAATAAATAACTGTTTTACAAGATGTATTTGCGATCAATTTAGCACAAACAATGCAAGGAGATGTTGTAATATAAATTGTGTCAATATCCATTACATTATCACATTGGAGCAAAGCATTTTGTTCTGCATGTGTTGCCATACATGAATTTAAGCCTTGAGATGATTTTTGTTTTTCACCTCCACAAGGTTTATCTATACAATGCTGGAAATTTTTTGGAACACCGTTATATCCTGTTGCTTTTATATGCCCATGTTTATTTATAATAACGCAGCCAACAGAACGCCTTGGACAAGTTGATCTAGTAGCAACTAATCTTGCTATTTTTAAGAAATATTGATTTTTTGATTCTCTTTGCATTATTTTATAATTTTAAGATTATATTTTTAAACATTTTAATTATAAAGCCTTATTTTTTAAAAGTAAAATAAATTTTAGTTATTGTAAATTAATTGTCTATATTCTTCTACAGTTAAATTATTTTCTTTTAAAATTTTATCGTCCGAAGGATGTTCAGGTTTATTGAAAGTGTCAATAAGGCCTAACTCTAACATCTTTTTTTGTCTTCCAAAAGGATGGTCAATTATATTGCTACTATTCCAGGTTGAATCTAAACAAAGATGGTCATAATCTGATCCTGGTTTAATATAATTTTCAATCCATCGTATAAAATCGCAAGCAATATCTTCAGAATTATATGGAACTGCTCCTGTGTCATTATAAATTTTATCTGTTAAAGCATCAAGAAAATCTAATTGCTTCATTCCTTTAGGCCTTTCTGCTAAATAGTTTAAACATTCTATTGCATTTTTACCATAAAAGAAATGTGATTCTCTATTTATAAATCTAGGAAAAAAATCCGCAATGTCAGCCAAAGTTGCAGCATATTGGAATCTAAATACTTTAAAACCTCTTGCTTTATTGAATCTTTCTAAAAATCCCATTAATGTTCTGAAATTTTTAGCTGATCCAGTTTGTAAATAATTAGCAAAATCTTTACATAATCCTGGTAAATGTTCACACATAAAATAATCTCCTCCTAATTTATAATCTCCTTGAGCTTTAGGAAAAGGTGCTATTTGATAGCCTACGCTTGTAAATTTAGGTCCTTTAAATTCTTTTATTACTTTAACCATATCTTCTACAGAATCACAAGTATGGAAATGTAAAAGAATAGAATTATAATAACCAGATGGATTTTTAGCATAATTAATACCTGATCCTGTAAGTCTATGAACAAAAAAGACAAATAACCATTCAGGCAAATCCCATAATTCTGTGTGAAATTTATCAACTATTTCTTTTCTCCATTTAGGCATTTTTGCTTTATATGGGTGAGTTTCATAATCATGCCATATATCTAAGACTAATTGAGTAAAACCTGCATATTTTCTTGCACATACATCATAAAGATAAACATTCTTTATTAGATCATCATCCCATGGAGTTTCTTTATATGGAACTAATCCTAAATTACAATTTTCATGCTGCCATTTAGAAATTTTAGCATAATAAATAAATTCTTCGTAATATTTTGTTGTCTGTAAATTATGCATAGTCAAAAGCTGATTGATCTCCCCATTCTCTAACTCCATCAATATCTTTCCAATTAGATATTTCTGAAAGTCTATTTTCTATTTGTTTATCTGATCCTACGTTTATAAATATAGCACCAGGTTTTCCTTCATCAATAAATCTTTTATATGCTTTTGCATCATAAGTAGTTGTAGTATTAAACTCGGGCATATATTCTGATTTTTGATAAAAAGATCTATGGTAAGATACTACATCAGCATTTCCTTTTTCTCCATCTTTAATATTTCTTGCTACAGCAACGCCTTTAGCATCAGCATTAGGCCAACCTATTTGTAAAGCTCTTATCATAGTTCCTGTTGAAACTGCGCAATAAAATTCTGTAGGTTCACCATAAATTAATCTATGATTTTCACACATATTTATTAATCCTGCAGTAACTTCAGGAGTATTTGCTAACCCGAAAGGTAAAGCAATAGCATTAAATTTTTCTGCCCAATCACGAATCCAAGAATTTAAACAAGGCATAGCTGGAATCTTAACGAATCTTAAATCACAATTCTTATAAGCTAAAACAACAGCTTGATGAGGCGTTACTTGTTTTGATGCTGCTGCAAAGAATACTGTCTTTTTATTATATATTTCTGAAAGCATTGCAATAGCTTCAGCAGCATGTCCTACTCTTGGAGCAGCATAACCTAATAAATTTGATCCCATTTCAGCAATAAACTTTTCTGCCCCATAGGCTTTTAATCCACATGGCCCTTTAGCAAAGTCTAAAATAAAAATATCATCTCTTTCAGGAGATGGATAAAATTCAGGCATAGGAAGTTTTGATTTAAACTCCCCATATAAATTCAAATAATATTCTCTACATTCTCCGAATTGTATATTATGGAAAAGTTGATCTTTATTTTTATTTGATTCAGTTATTTCATACATTTTAATTCCAATTATAAATTGATCGATAATATTTAGGAGCTATGTGCACAGATGAGTGTAATTCCATTATTTCTTTTGCATATTCATCTCCTGGCATTGTATACCATTCTTTAGGTGGTTCTATAAGATCAAAGTCAAAACAATAATCGTTAAGATATTTTATAAAGTCAAATGTAAATTTTAATCTTTCCCATCTTGCTCCATAAAAATTTTGTCCTTCGAATTGTCCTGTTTTAGGTAGTTTTCTTAATTCGTGTTCTATAGGAACAGGAGCACAAACTTTTATAGGGATGTTATAAAAATTTTGCCATTTAATTATTTCTTTGGCATATAGATCAGCAAATTCTTTTGCAGTAAATGTTTTTAATCTTAATAAATGAAACCTTATATCAATTGATCCTAAACATAATGTTATTTCTTTAATCTTTTTAGGTTTATTTTGGTAATTTAAAAATGAATCTAGTCCTGATTTACAAATTACACTATATAATGTTTTTCCATTTAATCTTGTTATTGCTTGATCTTTAGTTGAAAATGCTAGCGTGTGACTATCACCTATGATCCATTTATCTAAGTCAAGCGATTCCATTGGAAGATATTTTGCTTTATTCAATATCTTTTCAAATTTTTCTAAGAAGTCAAAATCAACCATTTCTGAAGTTGTTTTTGCACCGATTCGTTTTTCTATTTGAGAAATATAATTACAATCTTTTATTTTCCAATCTAAAGAAAATAATTTAGCTTCATTATCTACTGCTTCCATTAAATTATAACAATTTGAAACTATATCATCATTGAATCCTCCAAATAAGTTCAAAGATCCATGAAAATTAACCCCATGGTCAATATAAATATTTTCATAGTCTAATAAATCAGTTTCTTTTGTTGCTATGTCAGCATCTAATCTTTGCGCCCACATAAGTGCCCATCCTCTAATATGGCTTTTTTCTGATTTAGGAATTGGAGTAAAAGGATTATAAATTACAGATTTTTTCATTTTATTTTTATTAATTTTATCATTTTATTAGATCAAAATGTCTAGGGTAAATATGAAGAGTTGCAGCATTCCAAAATAAATGCCCAAAACGCAAATGTTTATAAGTCTTCTTTAATTGTTTATATGCTAAGTCATGAACAAAATGATGCCAATAAGAATCGTTCTTATAACCAAATATTGCATCATTACTTCTCATATAAACATGATAATAAAGATAATCGTTTCTTATCATTAATTGAACACTATATGTGCACATAAAATCATTCATACCATCTCTTACAGCATCTGCATGCATAGATGGACGAATATAAATCATGGTTGCTTGTCTTGATAATTTACCATTTTCTAATTTAGCTATGGCATTTTCAAATTGACTTCCATTCTCTTCTGAAAATATACACCAACCGTAATTTGAGTTTATCCAACCATCTTTTGTTGCAACTTCTTTCCATATAGAAGGGATTTTGCCTTCTATATCATTTACATTTCTACTTTGACTTAAATACCATTTTACTTCTGATTTAGCGTATTTTTCATTTAACTCTCCAAATATTACTAAATCATTAGAAATAAATGAAGCATTTAATATCTCATAAGTTCCATTATCAGAAAGTAATTTATTTTCTTTAAGTCTTATAAATTCTTTTCTTATATGTTCTACATTATATCGTTCCATTATCCTAAAAATCTTTTTGTTATATTGCCTCTATTATCATATTGTATTTGATTTTCAGTAAAAAATTTTTTACCTTTTTCCGTTAAATATTTGCTATCTAATTTATCAAAATATTCTAATATTTTTTCTTTATCTTTTAAAAACCCTTCTAAAAGTTTTGCATAACCAATTATATCATGAATATTATCAATATAATTAGGATCACCACAAACGCATCTTGCTATCTTATGAAATATCATGTGGAAAGCTTCAATGTGTTCTTCTTCTAATAAATCATAATTAGGTGCCTGTTTTAACACATTGCAAAGTCGTTGTGTTATTTTAGCATTATGTTCAAAAGATCCATATCTAGATCCTCTTTCTTTTAACGTTTTATCTATTTTATTTGTCATTTTCAATTTTAATATAGTTAATAAGAGTTAAAGAATCAGCTGAAGCTTCTTTTTTAAATTCTTGCTCAATCTCTCTGATTTGATATTGAGATAATAAAGATTTATCTGTATAAATAAAAGAATTACCGTAACCGATTAAATTTTTCTTAGAATAAACATAACTTATAAAAAATTTATTCTTTTTTATATTAGTCATAATTTTATTTAGTTTAGTTTATTTTCAGAGATTAATTTTTCTATTGGATCATTCATAAATTCGAATAATGTCATTTGTTTAGGTCTATCTTCAACTAAATCACTCAAGTCAGGAGCAGTCCAACCTTTAGGCTTAACTAAATCTAATTGGAATGATCCACGTTTTTGATTTTGCCCTATTTCTTTTTGACAATTAGCAATCATAACTCTTTCAAAAGCTTCTTCAAAAACTTCAAGCATACCTTGTCTTTCAGCAGTTCCGAAAGCAAATACAACAAGATCAACTAAAGCATCTAATTGATCTTCTTTAGTTTCAGCTTCTTTGTATTCGTCCAATTCTTCTTGCATTGCACAAATTCTAAACTTCTTTTCTTCATCAGAAAATTTTACTTTTTCCGAAGTTATACCAAATTTGGTATGCATTTCTTTAACTAATTTTAGCATTGTATTCATTTTAAATTATATTTCAATTAATAAGTCTTTATAAAGCTCTCTCGCATCTTCTTCGTTAACTACTTTTTGAAGATCTCTTTTACGAAGTTTAATAACTTCTTTCATAGCTTTAACATCGTAACCTGCATTTCCTGCAGCTTCAAACGCTTCTCTAATTTCTAAAAGAATATCGTCTTTTTCAGAAATTTTCTTTTCAATATGTTCGACCCTATTTTTAAGATCTTGTTTAGTTTCATTTGTAATTGTGTTATTTATCATTTTATTTTAGATTAAAGGTTAATAATTTATATATTATAAAACATAATTTTTTATTTGTAAACTATATTTTAGTAAAATTTTAAATTATAATTCAGTAATTCCAAGATCGTCTAAAATCGACATTGATTCTTCAATATATCGATCATAGTCAATATCTTTTGGAAATTCACAATTCAAATCCATAATTGGCCTAGATCCTTCAGATTTTGCCACTTTAGGAAATGTTCCTGTTTTATTAGGCTTTTTGTATTTAATAACGTCTCCGTTAGTTGAATAAATCCACCTTACGACGCGACCTAAATATGTGTCTTTATAAGTTGCTCCTCCCGTTACACTCCTTACATGCAAGAATTCTTTTAAATCTTTACAATTTCTGATAGTTTCAGAAATAGGAATATTATCAACTAAAAGTTTTATTACTGCATTTATAATAATTGTTGCTTGAGGATTTTTTTGAAGTGAATCAAGAGTAAATATACCTTTTCCTTTATAGCCATAATCAGTTATTGCTAAATAATTATTAACATCTCTTGAGTAAAGCGCTTTATATCTAGTTTCTTCTAAAACAAAACCTGTAGTTAGTTCCCAATCAAAACAAATAGAATCATATCTTTCATATTGCTCTTTAGTTAATAATGACACAAACCCATCTGTATTAGATGAAATTACTGAAATATCATTATTTTCTAATTCTTCAATAAGCATTAACAAAGAAAGTTGCCCCGTTAATGTTACAGCAATCATTAAGTCAGGTGAGTATAAAGCTGAGTATTTACTTCCTAATTTACCAAATGATCCATTAATAACAATCTTTAATGATTCATTTACTATCTTATTACCTTCTTTTTTAGCTTTAAGCCTTTCCTCTACAATTTCTCTATATACATCTAAAAAAGGTGTTCCTAAATGTCTTGGATAAAGTTTTTGATTTAAAATAATAGATGGATAATAAGACGCAACGTCTTTATCTATTAAAAATTGATGTTCTGTTGGTATTACAGCTTGTTTCTTTTCTGTTGAGTGAATACCTCCTATTCCTAATTGATAAATAGAATTTCCTAATTCTATTTTGGCATTTTTTAAAACTAAAGGTAATTTAATTGATCCTTTACCATCTAATTCAAAATCATGTGTTTTAATTATTTCTAATATATCTTTTAATTGTTTTGATTTAAATTTAATAAAATCAGGAACTTCGTATTTAAAAGTTTTTCCATTAGGTATTTTAGGAGTTTTACAATATATTCTTTTCTTTGTTAATTCTGATTTAATAACAACTTCTGCTATTTGTGCATCTGATTTAGAAAGTAAATCTTGTCCGTATTTATTAGACATATCTACTCTTAGTTTTATTCTATCTTCAATTTG